ACAATAATAGATCCTTTTGGTAATATCTCTTTACATTGTATTCTATGTTTTGATTCGTCTCTCATATGTGGATCATAATCTCTAAAATCAAATTCTAATTCACCACCTTTATATTCTGAACCATCTGTTAGCTGACAAGTCATCGATAGTTTTCTAATCTTACCGTGATCTGGTGTATCTGGTTTATTATAAGGTTTATCCCAACTATCACAATGCCAATCATAATATTGATTTAATTTATATTTTGTAAATTGACAAGATTCAGATCTGTCCCACTCAAAATTCCAACCAGCTGCTTTATTTGCTTGATGCACATACGGATGTAATTCTTTATATATCCAAGTATCATTGAGCCATACTAAGTCTGATTTTCTTTTTCTTTGTAAATTTTTAACTTCTTCTTTATTTAATTTTTTATCACCAAATCCACCAGTTCTAGCCATAACTTCTTTTTGTGCATTAGCATATTGTATTACTTCATCACAAAATTTAGGTGTTAATACACCACTAAAATACCAGTAATAATTAGATATATTCATACGTTATAGTTTGCACAAAATTTAAACTATCCTTTTGATTATTAGTTAAGTAATACATATTGGTTGATGGAAACATAATAAATTTGTTATTATTTAATGATACATCCCAACTTCTACCTTTACGTCTGTTATCTTCAAAGTGTATTCGAACCATACAATCTTTTACGTTTACACCATAAAGAAGCGTATAATCAGGAGAGTTACGCAAATCCACAGGATCTATATTTAGTAAAGGGATTGTAGTTTCTTGAGGCTTATACATATTACCCCACGTTTCTTTGTTAACTAATTGAATATTATACTCGAGGTTAATGTGCTCTCGTATATATGTATTCAACATATCCCAAGTTCGTGAGAACGGAAATTGTTTATTTTGAATTACTGATTGTAAAATGTCGCCTGATAATTTATCTCGGTCAATGTCCCAATCTTTAGGCATTGCCACGTCACCATAATATAGAGCTTGCTCTGTTAATACTTTCTTTTGCATACCACCACCATTTTTAATCTATGCGTTGTGGTCTGTCAAGTCCCAAGACTGCTCTGATTCATTCCAAACATATCCCCATTCGTGAGTAGCAGCTTGATTTTGTGAAGTTTGTTCAGCTGTTAATGCTGGGGCATCACCGATCGGTGAATTCCAACTTGCAGTTGTAGTATTTTTTACCCAAGATGCGTATGGTTTTTTAGGCCAGAAGATTTGGTTATCTTCATCCCATTCATAGCCAATACCTGCATAATTTCCTCTAAATGCTTTTGAGTTATCACCAGAGTTATGCGTATTACCTGACGTATTGTAAGATGTTTGAATCCACATTTGTGAAGGCCAGTTGTTATGTGTTTCTAACCACTGTTGACCTACTGATTCATCTTCAACACCATCAGCGTTTAACATCTTATCGTTATCCATAGTTAACACTTGAATGACTTTTCCGTTAGCTCCTAGTTTTGCAAAATGTGCCATAATATTTCTCCTTATATATTAATTTTTAAGTTCAGTAAATACATATTAATTTTGAAATTTATATCTAATAATAACAATTCCTGAACCGCCAGCTCCTCCATCATGAGCTGCAGATGTAGCACTAGATCCACCTCCACCGCCACCTCCGGTGTTAGCTGTTCCAGCTGTTCCAGCTGTGGTATTTGATCTTCCTCCTCCACCTACACCACCAACAACTCCTGAAGGAGCTCCCGATGGACCAGGAGAATAAGTTCCACCTCCACCACCACCTGAAAAGTAATAAAATGATCCACAACTTTGTCCTGAAGTTCCAAAAGCATTTGGAAAACCACCACCTGCTCCACCTGCTCCACCTTCAGTAGATATTCCATTAGTACCAGCCACTACAGCTCCACCACCACCTCCAGCACCATAACCAGGAGGTGCACATAATGCATTGCCTCCGTTTTGTCCTTGTGGAGGAGTTACGGGAGGTGTATTTCCTGTGCCAGTAGTTCCACATCCACCACCGCCAGATACACTACCACCACCACCAGAACCACCCGGACTACCATTAGTAGTTCTTGCACCAGCCCCGCCTCCGGCTGATGTAATAGTTGATGATCCTGCAAAAACTGAATTTGAACCTTTTGCGCTGTTTGCACTAGGTGCAGCTGTTGATCCATTTCCACCTGCACCTACTGTAACTGGATAACCTGTTACTGTTACCGGTAAAGCTGAAACGGCAGTAGGACCAGAAGTAGGAGTTAAAGGTGCACTAGGTCCACCATTGCTGTATGTTGTTGCAGAGGCTCTTAAACCACCTGCACCTCCACCACCACCATAACTTGCTCCACCTCCACCACCACCTGCTACTACTAAATAATCCACTGAATTTGATCCACAAGCATTACCTGCTGCAGATACACAAAAAGTTCCAGGTCCTGTAAATGTATGAATTTTAAAATCACCACAAGTTGCTACTGTTCCACCTGTTGCTGCCATATATTGTGCTGTAGATGCTGATGATTGTAAACCATCATCAGTCACAATCCAACCCTTTGTAGAATCTATAAAAATTAATGTAACAGCAAGTCCATTTTGAGTTAGTTTTGCATTTGTTGTTGATCCACCAATTTTGTCTGAACCATTTTGAATTAAAACAACGTTATTTGTTTGAAAATTTTTAGCATAATCAGCAATAGCAACTACTGCTCCTGCTGATCCTGCAGGTAATGTAACATCAATTTCACCACTTGATGTATCAACAAAATATCCTTCTCCGGCTACTGCTGTAAAGTCCCCTGTTTTAACTGTTGTTGTCCAAGACGCCGAACCTGTTGCGCCAAAACCTGTTGCTGTACCATTGTTTGTAATTGTTGCACCACTAGGAATTGTGAATGTATCACCACTATCTCCTAATGTAACAGTACCACAATTTGTTCTTGGACTAATTTTATTTACTTTTATTTCACTCATAATTTACCTATTGGAATTTATACCTTATTATTACAATCCCGCTACCACCTCCTGCAGTCGCAGGTGGACCAGGAGTTGATCCTCCACCACCGCCACCACCTGTATTAGTAGTTCCTGCTTTATAAGTGCTAGGATTAGTAGGACTTGAAAATGGCTTTCCTCCACCACCTGATATACCAGTTGAGGCACATGCATTACCACCTGGTGCACAAAATCCCCCGCCTCCGGCAAAATATCTTGTACTCGAAACTGGACCCGGAGTTCCATAACTTGGTGCTGTTGGTCCAATAACAGTATCTGCTAAAAAACTACCGATCCCTCCTGCACCTGGTGATCCTGGGGCTCCATTTGTACCTGCTGCACCTGCTCCACCGCCACCACCGGTATTTGCCCAAACTCCAGGAGAATGATCTCCAGTTCCTCCATTATTCCCTTGAGGGGGACTAACAGGAGGAGTATTTCCACTTCCTGCAGCTCCTGGTGCTGGACCTGATGGACCATAAGCTCCACCACCCCCAGATCCACCTGGAAATCCATCTTTATTAGGAGAACTTGGTGAACTATAGACAGCACCAGCTCCACCTCCTTGAGATGTTATTGTTGAAAAAATTGAATTTGATCCAGAAGTTTGAGTTCTAGGTGTACAATATGATGGGCTTGCTACAACAACTCCTGCACCACCAGCACCAATTGTAATTGGATATCCTTGAGCTGTTACAGGTAAAGCTGCTGGAGCAACTAAAGGTGACATAGTGGGCGCTGGAACACATCCAGTGCTGTTGGATATTCTAAATCCACCACCACCTCCTCCGCCACCACCGCCTGAAGAACCTCCTCCTGCTACTACTAAATAATCTACTGTGCTTGATCCTCCTGGACTTCCACCACAAGAAACACAAAATGTTCCTGGGCTTGTAAATATGTGTGTTTTAAAATCCCCATTTGTAAGAGTAGCATTACCACCCGTTGCTGTTACAAAAGCTTGTCCTTGAATATTACTTGTTGAATCATGAATATCTAACCAACCTCTTGTTGAGTCTGTAAAAATTAAAGTTACTGATTGAGTTTGAGTATTTAAAGTTGCATTTGCATTTGTTCCACCAATTTTATCAGTTCCATTTGGAACCACTGTAACATTACCTGTATTCCAAGTGTTAAGATAATCTTTAAATGCAACAATATCACCAACAGATCCTGCTGGAAGATTAACCGAAAAACCTCCACTTGTTGTATTTAAAAAATATCCTTCACCCGTTGCTGCAGTAAATCCAGCAGTTTTTATAGTTGTTTGCCAATTAACAGTTCCTGTTCTACCGAAACCTGTTTGCGATGCACCTGATGCAAGTGTTACTGTTTTACCAGATTCACCTAAAGTTAATGTAGATCCTGATTCTGTTGTTACTGTATTTACTTTAATTGTACTTGTCATAATTATTGAAATTTATACCTTATTATTACTATACCAGAACCACCATTACCACCATTGTGAGGACCAGCAGCTCCACCGCCTGAACTTGCACCAGATCCACCACTTCCTGTATTAGCAGATGCAGCTGGACCAGGCCCAGCTCCAACACTAGGTCCTCCTACAGATTTTGTTAATGGAGATCCTGTAATTGAAGTCGCCACACCAGGACCACCTGGATTTGTAACAGTATTACTTGGAGATGTATCTCCTGCTCCTCCAGCTCCACCACCTGATCCACCCTGACCTGGATTTTGAGTTCCTGCTCCTCCATTTTGTCCTTGTGGGGGAGAAACAGAAGGTGTATTTCCTGCTCCTCCTGCATCCGCAGGTAAACCAGAACCAGCAGATCCTCCACCTGATCCTCCGTCGTTTCCGTCTCTTACAGAACTAGAGTTAGACCCTGTACCACCACCTCCGCCTAATGCCGATGTAATTGTTGAAAAAATTGAATTATTACCATCACCACCTTTGGTTGGCTGTGATGTACTTCCTGTTCCTCCTCCCCCAACTGTTATTGGATAACCTTGTACAGTAAGTGTAACTGCATTTGTTGGAGCATTTGCTACTAAGGGACTAGCTGTAAAATTATCTATTGGAGCATTTCTACCTTCTCTAAAACCTCCTGCTCCACCTCCACCAGCTTGGTGTCCATCCCCACTATAGCCACCACCTCCACCGCCAGCTACAACTGCATAACCTACAGTATTTTCTGCTGATGTAGTTGAAATTGCTGATACGCAAAATGTTCCTGGACCTGTGAAAGTATGAATTTTAAAATTACCACAATTGGTTATTGTGCCACCTGTAGCAGTTATAAATGTTGCTGCTCTTTCATTAGAAGTTGAATCTTGAACATTAAGCCAACCTTGTGTTGAATCTACAAATACAAAAGTTACTGATTGACCTTGAGTGTCTAAAATTAAATCTACATTTACTCCACCAATTTTATCTGTTCCATTTGGTGACACTGTTAAATTATTTGTGTTCCAAGTTGCTGCATAATCTGCAAGTGAAACTATTGCTCCTGCAACACCTGCAGGCAAGTTTACTGTAAAACCACCTGATTCTGTATTACAAAAAAACCCATCTCCAGCCACTGCAGTAAAAGTTGCTGTTTTAGGAGTTGTATCCCAATCGACAGTCCCTGTTCTACCGAATCCTGATTGAGTAGCGCCACACGCTAGAGTTACAGCTGTGCCTGATCCACCTATTGTTAAGGTTGAACCACTTTGTTTATCTATTGCATCTACTTCTATCTTTGACATTATACTATTACTAAAGTCCCCGTTACTGTTATAGTTGCAGGAACAGTAATAGGTCCTGCAAGAACTGCA